AACCTGCAATAAGAACACAGATGAGAGCAATATCCTGCTATACTGGTATGACAAGAGAAGAAATAATACAAGAAAAAAATATAGCACAAAACTCTTGGACTGAAATAAAAAATAATATATCTATGTTTGATACAGTTGATTGGTCAATGGAAGATATAGATGCACATTGTGAAAAACATAAACCAGATATAATAGTAATAGACCAGCTAGATAAAATAAATGTAACTGGTACATATGCAAGGACAGATGAGAAGTTAAGACAAATATACACAAGTGTGAGAGAGATAGCAAAGAGAAGAGATTGTGCAGTTATTGCAATATCTCAAGCATCTGCTGACGCACACAATAGAAATAGTATTTCATTTGACCAAATGGAAAATTCTAAAACTGGTAAAGCTGCTGAAGCTGATTTAATTATTGGTATAGGTAGAAACTCTAATAGTGATTTAGAAAATAAAATAAGAACACTATGTGTAAGTAAAAATAAAATAAATGGTTATCATGGTGAGCCTGTGTGTACTATTAGAAGAAGTATAAGTAGGTATGAGGTATGAGTTTTTTAGATAGACTTTTAAATATAGTTATTGCATTTAGTATATTCTTTGTTTTAATATATTGCTGCTATATAACTTTGCAATTGCAAGATATGTGGGATATGATAATTAGTTCTCAAGAAATTATAGATGAGCAAAAAAAAGATTTAAGAAAATTAAAGTTATTAATTCTCTCAATGAAAGGAGACTCAGTATGATAACAACAGTTGATGTAGAAACATCTTGGCAAGTAACAAGCACAGGTGGGTATGATCCATCACCATTTCACCCTGACAATATATTAGTTAGTGTTGGTATAAATGATGAGTATTATTTTACAAACCATAGTGAAAGAATAGATGAAGGTTGTTATCATAAGATACAAGCTATACTAGATAAAACTACATTATTAATAGGTCATAATATAAAATTTGATTTAATGTGGTTATTAGAATCTGGATTTAAATATATAGGTAGAGTTTATGATACAATGCTAGGAGAGTATATACTTAATAGGGGTATAAGAAAAAGTTTAACATTAGAAATGTCTTGCCGTAGAAGAAAAATTGGATCAAAAGATAATCGTATAAAAGAATATACAGATAGGGGTATACCATTTCAAAATATACCTGCAGATGTAGTTGAAGAGTATGGTAGAATAGATGTAGAAATAACTAGAAGATTATTTAATTCACAAATGGATGACCTAAAAATGGCTAAAAATAAAGGTTTATTGATGACTCTAAAAATGATGAATGAATTTTTAGTTGTGCTATCTGATATGGAAAGAAATGGAATTAATATTAATTTAAAAGAACTTGACAGTGTGGAAAAAGAATATCGTGCAGAGTTTGCATACTTAAAACAAAAGATAGATAAGATAGTATATAAACAAATGGGTGATACAAAAATAAATTTATCTAGTCCAGAACAATTGTCTTGGTTAATATATTCTAAAAAACCAAAAGATAAAAAAGAGTGGGCTAAAATATTTAATGTAGGTATAGATAAAAGCACAGGTAAAAATAAAAGAAGACCACAATATTCTAGACAACAATTCAGGAACTTGGTTTTAGATAATACAGAGACAATTCATAGAACTGTGGCTGAACAATGTATAACTTGTAAAGGTAAAGGCGTAATTAAAAAAATAAAAAAAGATGGCAGTCCATATAAAAATTATACCAAGTGTTCTGATTGTGATGGTGATGGCTATAGATATTTACCAATGGCAAAGATAGCAGGGTTTAGGCAAATACCTAGAAGTGTTTATGATATAGCAGAGTCTGGTTTTAGAACAGATAGAATAACTTTAACTAAAATATCAGCAGAAGCAGAGGGTGAGTTTAAAGAATTTATTAATGCTATCGTTAGGCATAATGCAGTAGACACATACTTAAATACTTTTGTAGAAGGATTAAAAAATTTTACAAATGAAAAAGGTTTCTTACATCCTAAATTTATGCAAGCAATTACAGCAACAGGTAGACTATCTAGCCGTGATCCTAATTTTCAAAATCAACCAAGAGGTAAAACTTTTCCTATAAGAAAAGTTGTGACATCTAGATTTGAAAAAGGTAGTATACTTGAAGTAGACTTTGCACAACTAGAATTTAGAACTGCAGTATTTCTTGCACAAGATAAACAAGGTATGGAAGATATAAAAAATAAAATAGATGTTCATCAATACACTGCAGATATTATAGGTGTATCAAGGCAAGATGCAAAAGCACATACATTTAAACCTTTGTATGGTGGTGTAACTGGTACAGAAGATGAAAAAAGATATTATACTAAATTTTTAGAAAAATATAAAGATATAAAAGTTTGGCATGAACAATTACAAAGTGAAGCTATTAGATTTAAAAGAGTTAAACTACCGACTGGTAGAGAGTATTCATTTCCATACGCAGAAAGAACACCTTGGGGTGGATCTACATATGGCACACAAATAAAAAATTATCCTGTGCAAGGTTTTGCAACAGCAGATATTGTACCACTTGCTTGTATAAATATATATAAACTTATGCAAGAAAAAAAAGTAAAGAGTTTACTTATAAACACAGTTCATGATTCTATTGTGGCTGACGTTTACCCTGGCGAAGAAAATGTGATGAGTGAGATATTTAACAGGGGCACAGCAGATGTAATACCTGCATTAAAACAGTATTACAAAATAGACTTCAATGTACCCCTTGACACAGAATTAAAAATAGGGTATGATTGGTTAAATATGAAGGAGGTCAATAATGACTAAAGAAATAGAAGCATTGGAAACAATGGATGAATATTCTGATGAGCAATACTCTGCTTTCTTAGAATATACTGCATTAAAAGATCAATGTGTGATAACACCAACTACATTATATCTATCTAATAACCATGAGTTTTTTTCAGAGTGGAAATACTTTGCACAATCTGATGGTCTAGATATTAAAGTAATTAATGGGGAGACTAGAATATGCTAAGTAAAATAATAGTATATATATCTGCAGGTCTGTGTGCATCTGTAATATTATTTATGTGGTATTTAATTATACTAGCATTTTTTTCTTGACAAATTACTTAAAATATGGTATAAGAAAATAACTAAAACGGAGGACAAATGTCTAATAATAACTTAGTAAATATAAAAGGAATGTCTGATGAGCAAATTATGCAAGCCATTGGACAAGACGATGGTTCTAATTTAGGTAATAATATACCAAGATTAGCAATTAATCGTACACCAGAAGATGATGATGGTAATCAATTACCAGTTGGTCACTTCTATACTTACGATTCTAAAATAGGTCAAAATGTTTTTGGTAAACCAGTCACATTAAGACCATTCATAAGTGCAATGCAATATATGCACTATGATGCAGAAAAGGGTGAGTATATAAATAGATCTATTATATTTAAAAGCTGGAAAGAAGAGGCTATAGATATACTAGGTGGAACTAAATGTGGTAAGATACCTTTCAAAGAAAGGTCAACTCTTACTCCAGAAGAACTGGAAAGGCAAAGAACTATACGATGCTATAAACTAGTGTATGGTTTATTATCTTTTAAAGATGGTAAAACTGCACAGGGTAATGCACACAGTATAGAAAACTTACCTGTTTTATACAGAGTAACTGGAACAGCTTTCTCACCTGTGAGTTCTGCTTTAGATCAATTGAAAAAAAGAAAAAAACTTATGTTTAATTGTACTTTTTCTATTGAAACTAAAAGGCAAAAAAAAGGTGGCAATGTTTTCTATGTACCAGAGATAGGAGTAAATGCAGATACTAATTTACAATTATCTGATATGGACATGGAAACATTAAAGGTGTTTCAAGAGTCTATTGATACTGAAAATGCAGAAATTGTAGATGCTTACAATACTGCAAAGACTAAAAAAACAAATAATTCTGATAAGGTAGATGCACAGATTGTTGATGATGTGGGTAGTGAACTTCCAGAACAAGTGCTTTCTAAATAATGAATAACATATTGTTAAAAGTACAGCAATATTTAGATACAGTATCTAAAAGTCCTGTTAAACTAGACAAACAGTTAGTGCAGGAGTTTGGTGAGGCGTGTAAAAACGCCTTACTAAAACAATTTGAAGAAAAAAGAAGAGATAAGTTTGAATTAAGAATGTCTAATGTTGGTAGACCATTATGCCAATTACAAATGGAAGCTAAAGGTATTAAGGGTGAAGGTCAACCTTACAATGTAAAAATGAGAAATACTTTTGGTGATTTAATAGAGGCATTAGCATTGTTTGTTATGAAGTCATCTGGAGTAAATGTTAAAAATGAACAAAAAAAAGTTGAATATAAATTTGATAAATATAAAATTGAAGGAAGACAAGATGTGGAAATTGATGAAAAAGTTTGGGATATTAAAAGTGCATCACCATATTCTTTTGAAAAAAAATTTGGAGAAGCAGGTGGATTTAGTGAAGTTATTCGAGATGATTCCTTTGGCTATGCGTCACAAGGTTTTTTATATGGAGAAAGTCAAAACAAAAAATTTGGTGGCTGGATAGTAATTAATAAATCTACTGGTGAGTGGACTGTATGTGAAACACCAACATCTGTAGAAGAACATAAAGTAAATGCTTTAAAAACTGCTGAGCAAAATGTTAAAGCTATTGATAAAAAAGTAGAGTTTAAAAGATGCTATACTGATATAGCAGAAACATTTAGAACTAAACCTACTGGTAATAAAGTTTTGGGTTTTGTATGCTCATACTGCCCATACAAACTTCCTTGTTGGGGAAGAGATAAGTTGCAGTTGTTACCACAACAGCAATCTAAAGGTAAAAACCCTAAATGGGTTTGGTACACAGAAGTCAATAATCCTAAAAAGGATGAGACTATGGAGGCTGGTGGGGAGTAGTTTGAGGGGTCTATTCTTCACCAACTCTTATGATGTTGTATTTTGTAATTTATAAACAAAAAAAAGATAAAGAATATAGAATGTTTACTAATATAGTATTTGATAAAGAAAACGATGCAGAAGATTTTGGTAAAAAAAGTATGAAAAGAGGATATGTATATAAAATTGTAGAGTATAATAAAGAAAATTATGATAAGTATTGGAATTAATGAAAAAAAGTAAAACAAATTATATTAACTCTGTCAAGGTATTAGTAAGTCCTTGGCAAAAAGGTTTTCACTGTGGTATTATTATGGATAGTCAATCTAAAATGTCTACAGAAGAATATGAATTATGTTCTACAATTGCTAGAGGCATGATAAAAATGGCAACCTCTGACCCCCATTCAACGTTTCTATGGGGACTTCGTGGATTTGCTGATGACAAGAAAAAAAATAATAAAGACTTAACTATAAGTTCTGTAGCAGAATTTGATGATGAGTCTAATGTTGTTGATTTTCTTGAATACTTAAAAATGAAACGAGATAAGGAGTTAAACTAATGGCAACGCACTTAGTTATAGGTGACCCTCATTG